GAAGACTGAATAACGCATCCCTCCTGAAAAAGTCCCCCGCATCTCCAGCCCTAAAGGGCTGGGGAATATCTGGCGCCACCCCCTAGGGTGGGCTTATCCGTCATAGCTGGCAGGGACAATGGGGCCCACTTTGCCCCCCCCTTACAGGGGGGGCTCAGGTTCGCCGATTAACTGCCCATTCAACCCCGGCGACTCCGTAGGAGTCGAGCACCGGTTGCTTGCCGGCTTGGTTGCGTCGTCTCTTGTCCAGCAGCCCCGTAGGGGCTGGGCTAGGTTGCGTCGTCCCAAAATCAGCCGAAGGCTGGGCAGGGTAATCATCAATTGTTCCCAATAAAAACTCCCCCCGTAGGGGGGAGTAGTCTACGGATTTCGAGAAATTCAGCCCCCCGTAGGGGGCTGTTGCCCGGCGTCATATTGCCGAGTACCGCGGCGGAGGATGCCGTTCTGTGTGGGGTTCCGTAGGAACCCCACACCCGCGGGTCCCGGTCCGAAGCCGACACTCCAATCGGGACCGACTCCTTCGGCGACTTCGAACCGGCTCCATAAGGGCAGGGGCCGATTTAAGGCTATCGCTGCCCACCTGATTCCTACGGAATGAAGAGATGCGTGGGCGGGGTCGCTGGAGAGCAGGGTATATATAATCGAAATCGCCGACCGCGGGCCACACGCTTCCTTCGGAAGCGAAGATTTGGGACGGATTTGTACCATCTCCTACGGAGATGACCACTTTTCAGGATTTTCTAGGTAGTCTTCCTCTTAGGAAGACTAAATCGGTGCCGTCGTCTATAACGACGCCCTTTCCCTAGTGACTTGAGGCAGAAGTCATTTTTTCAAAGTCATTTTTAATAGATAACTTTCACCAGCGGAAAACATATAGCCACTAAACGTTTAGGCTATCTACAAACATCTACGAAGTACCATTCTTCTTCGAGCCACTTCTACTCATTCTCACCCATACTTTTAAATAGTTCCAAATGCATATAGTGGACGACGATGCACAAAGAACACGGATTGCTGAAATACAGCAAGATAAACATACTTACCACGAAGTCTCCCTCGATGTTGGTAGACAAAATCAGGGAGAATCCAGAGGATTTCGAACGTTACGAGTTCTATTTGAAGGAACTCAACGACGATTCCTCTTTATCTCTCAATGTCATCGAACTCAGCAGAGCAGCAGCGATCCTGATGCAGCTGGAGAAGTACGATGGCTGGGCATATGAGAAGTCCATAGAGGAGTTGGCCCAGTTTGAGGGTACCAACGAACGTATGAGGAAGATGAATGAATACATCCTGAACTGGTTGCATCGTTCGAGAAGCAAAGACATTCTCAGCGACACTGTAAGTCAGGCGAGGGAAGTTCTCCTCGAATTGAGGGGCGATGGCGGAGACGTCAAGATGGAATGGAAGCGTGGAAAGGAAATCGTGGATACAGAATTCGAGGAAATAGAAAATGAACAACACAACGAGTAATACAGATAGTCTTATTGACACACTGATGGGAAGTCAGGAGCTTATGTTACTGGCCTTATTGGTATTAGGTTTAGGGGCAGTAGCGTGGCTATATGTTCCCCAGGTACGTTTTTTCGTATCTAGGCTAATAGGAAAGTACGACGATGAGATTATGGAGATTTATGAGAAGAATCTCACGCCTTTAATGCGTGAGAAGCTGGATGATTTGGCTGCGAAGCACGTCAAGGACGAGATTTTGAAGCAGGTTATTCTAACGACATTTGATCACACAGAGGACAAGGCCCAGGGAACTGTAAAGAAACTGGTCAGGGACCTGGCCAAGGCAGCCCCCAAAGACAAAAAGTAATTTTGTTCAATCTGAGCGAAGTTCTTCTAGAGGCGAAAAAGAACGTCGAGGAAGAATCCAATACAGAGCAGAGGTTCAACCACAATTATGAGATTTTCCAGGAGTTCATAAGTGTTGCGGAGAATTCCAAGTCAGACAAGGACTTCCACGCAACCGTTCTGGAAAGTTTCAATCTGTTCTGTGTAGCCTACATACGTCTTGATAACAGGAAGCCAATGTTCCCAAGTCCCTGGCAGTCGGAAGCTGCGGACATTTTCGAGGTGAATGATGTAAACCTCTTTATTGAGGCCAGGAAGATCGGCA